AAAAAATTTAGAAAGATGTCCGATTTATTACCTAGAAGTTGGGAGAATACGCATATAGGAACTATAGCTCATACTCAAGATTGTGATGTGCAATGTGTAGGTTTTTTAGATTATATAAGAAATATCTTTAATCCTGACAAAATTGCCAATAGGGTAAAATTTGGTGCAAACTTGCTTTTTGGTAAGCGTTTTAGTTATATTGAAATAGAAAAAGACATGTATTGTACTAATAAATATATGTCATTTCTTGAACATAAAGCTAATGTATTTGCTGAGTATTCAGAGTATAATAGAGATGATTTCATTGTTGAGGCAGCAAAGATAAAAAGTAAGACTATGTATGATGTGAAGCGTTTGGACCCAAATCCTATACGGGATATAGCTATACCTCTTCAGACAGTGAATTGGATCTTGTTTTCTTTGGTACCACAATTTTACAGGACGTTATTTGAACCCCAATCGGGATTAGATTTGACACCCGCAGAAATAGAGATTGAAAATCATAAGTTTGTTGAGGAAGGCGATCCCTGGAGAGAAAGGATCCTTGAACCTTTACCTACAAGGATTAAACGTGATAGCGTTGAAATGGCAAATGCTATGACTAAAGCTATAGTGTGCATAATTGCTGAAGGAGAATATTGTAATGGGGTTTTCTTAGATTCCAACCATTGTTTAGTTCCTAGTCATTTTATGGCTAAAGTTACAGATACAATTACATTAGTACGCAGTAATATAACAGGGCTGTCGGGAGATGAATATAAGAATGCTATACTAAAAGTGAGACCGGAAAAAGTTATACACTTACGAAATTATGATTATGCTATAGTGAAAGGAGAGTTTGGAACAGCACCCGTAACTTTCTTTTCTTGTTTAGCTGATGATACGTCTAAAGAAGCTATATCCGGTATGTTAGTCCATAGAGATATAAAAGGTAGAATAGTAAAAATTCCTGCTAAGAATATCATTTATACAGGCATGTATGAACCGCTTAATCTCAAAAGTACATACCAATATAATTCAGATAACTTTAATGGACTATGCGGAAGTGTTTTAATAGATACTACTCGAAAGTACGCTTCTGTATTAGGTCTACACATAGCAGGTGATTCTAAGAAGAAAAGAAGTATGGCGTCATATATCCCTCTTAAAATATTAGAAAGAGCCATAAGCAAAGATTTTAAAATGCAGAGTGGATTTGTACAAAATCCTGCTTTTAATTTGTTTCCCTTAGGTGAGAATGAATTTCATTATAAAATCCATCCTAAGTCTGTTGTGTTAGAAGAATCTTTACATCCGCGTATAAAGGTTTTTGGTTCAGCAAAGAAGAGGTATACCTTTTCTGGTAAAGTAGCTAAAACCTTAATATGTGATGACGTTAGGAATGCTTTTAAAATTAAGGAAACTTGGGGAATTCCTCCATTAAAAGGTACTGACGGGACTGATAAGAGATATAGTCAGAGACTATTAATACAAAAAGCAAGCAAGCCAGGTTATATACCAAAAGATGTTCGCGATTGGGCAGTAAAAGATTATATGAAAGGTATTCAAGATGTTTTAAATGCTAATGAGGATTATTGGAAAAAACAAATAAGGCCTCTCACTATTAAAGAATGTTATAATGGTATAGAAGGTAGTAAATATTGCAAGTCTATGAATATGTCATCTGCTATAGGTCCATATGCAAAGGGAAAAAAGTCAAATCACTTTGAGTTTACAGACTCTGGGTATATTCCTGACGAGAAGACAAAACAACAAGTTGAGAAAACTCGGCATATGTGGTCCACAGGGAGAAGGACTTTTAGATACTTTACTGCAGTGCCTAAGATAGAGCCTACCAAACAAAGTGCAATAGAGAAAGGAAAAGTACGAAATTTCTTTATGGCAGATAGTGTAACCCAGGTATGTGTTAGATGGTTAACATTAACTCTAACGACTCTGTTTTGTTCCCAAATGGAAACTACTGAGTGCGCTGTAGGTATTAACCCACATAGTTATAAGTGGGCATCATTATTGGCACATATGGATAAAATTAAAGGATCCAATTACTTCGCATTAGATTTTAAAGCTTTTGATTTATCCGTGTTTCCCGAGTTATTGAGGCAGGTATTGGAAGAGATATTATATCCTATCATAGAATGGTCAGGTAATTACACAGATAGGGAATTGTTAGCATTTAAAACTATGACAGAAGAATTAGTCAACAATATAGTTAATATGAATGGAGACATTGTTCAGCTGTCTGGGATTATATTGTCTGGTATTAATCTAACGTCCATTTTAGGGTGTATAGTAAATTCTATATACATGAGGTGTGCTTTTTATGAAATTTTTAAGGATTCATATATTCTTAAAAACAATTTTAGAGAGTCAGTAAAGTTATTTACTTTTGGGGACGACTCAATTGCTAAAGTTTCTAATAATGCCAAAAGATTCTATGTGGATAAAGTTATAGAAAAACTTAAGGAATGGAATATTGGTGCTACTAATGCATGGAAAGATAGTAAGAAAGTTAAATTTATGAAACTAAAAGAACTTACTTTCCTTAAAAGAAGTTTCGTATATATACACGAATTTGGGACATATGTAGGACAGCTGGATGAGCTAAGTATACATAAAAGTTTATCAAATGTTTTACCAAGTTCTAATATTAGCTTAGCTTGTCAAACAGCACAAAATATTGATAATGCTATTATGGAGTATAGGTTCTATGGAAAGAAAATTTACGAAA